ATGACAACAGAAGAGCGCGTGACCGAGGTGGAGCAGCGGGCGAAAAGCAACTCACACCGCATTGACGAAATGCAGTCCGACCTCAAAAACCTCACAGAACTCACAGCCAGCGTCAAGGTGCTGGCGACCAAGCAGGAGAACGTCGAATCCGACGTCCGGGAGATCAAGACCGACGTTAAGGCCCTGACGGAGAAGCCCGGCAAACGCTGGGACGCCATCGTCGCGGCGGTCGTGACGGCCATTGTCGCGGGCCTCGTCGGCTGGGCGCTGGCCCATGCGGGACTGGGATGATATGAGCACAAAAGGAAAGTGGAGCAAGGGCGAAATGTCGCGCACTATTGTCGTTTACTGCATCAAGGCCCTAACGCTGACGCTGATCTGGGCCGTCGCGCTGGAGACAATCGCCGTGCTGTTTTCGCTCGAAATCGATCTGACCGCCGTGCTCACCTTCGCCGCTGCGGCCTTCGGCGGGGAGCTCCTGCTGCTGGCCTTCAAACGCGTATTCGCAAAGAAAAATGATCCGGTAGAATAACGAAAGGGGTACACAAAAATGGAAAACATCATCAAACGCCTCGGCAATCTGCTGAGCGTCAAATCCATCGTCACGCTCGGCCTGACCATCATCTTCGCCGTCCTCGCCCTGCGCGGCGATATTACCGGTAAGGACTTTCTCACGATCTTCCTGACGGTCATCACGTTCTATTTCGGAACGCAGAGCCAGAAAGCGCAGGACGCCATCGATGCGGCAGGCAAACCGCAGGAGGACGCGCAGAAATGAGCATCAAGATTGGACAGGCCAGCCTTGGAGAAACCGGCGGCCGCAATCAGCAGCCCGGCAACCAGACCGGGCGGGAGCTGAATATCTCCAACTGGTACAATGGCCGCTGGCTCGGCGTCCTGCGCTACAAGAGCCGCAAAAAGGCCGAGCGGGCCGCGCAGACGTGCGAGGCAGCGATTAAAAACCGGAATATCGGTTACGACATGAGCGACCGGAACACGGCGTATGAGGCCGCCAGAGCCGTCCAGTGGGACGTGAGCAAGATCACAAAGCCCGTGGAGACGGACTGCTCCGGCCTCATGACGCTCTGCGCCGTGGCTGCAGGCTGCGAGGCCGTCGCCGCGCTCTACAAAAAGCAGGGGAATTCCTGCACCACCTACTGTATGCTGCACGATTGGCCTGCGACGGGCGACTTCGAGCTGCTGACCGGCGGCAAGTATCTGACGACGGACGAGAATCTCCTGCGCGGGGACGTGCTGGTAAGCGAGGGCCATACGGTGATGGCCCTCGAAGATGGAAAAAATGCAGAGGAGGAAACCGAAATGGTAGAAAAGAGCAAAATCATCGTGGACGGCAAGGAAGTCACCGTTGAACGCATCCTGAAAGACGGCTCGAACTACGTCAAGGTGCGCGATCTGGCCGCTGCGCTGGATCTCGAAGTCGGCAACAAGGGTAATATCGCTGTGCTGAATCACAAGGAAAAGTAAGCCCCGCCCGGCGGCGGGCCGAAGGGAGTGACGAAAGCATAACTGCGCGGCTGGCTCTGCCGAAGGAGCTGGAACACCTCACGCGCAGCGACTGGGAGCGCGTCACCGACGAAGGACTTTTGGACGTGATCGATCAGCAGATCGTGAGACTTTATATCGTGGGCAGGCTCCCGCAGATGGACGCGGCCGGTGAGATCGGCATCGACCGCAAGACCATCTCCCGCCGCCTGCCGCACATCTACAACACTGCCCGCCGTCTGACAGGAGCATAACGCAAAAACACCCGTGGGATTCGTCCCACGGGTGCTTTTTCTATGTCCCGCAAATGGTACACAAACGCCCCGGAAGTGTCCCGCAGATGTCCCCCGGCGAAACCGGGGAGCTACTAAAATGGTATCAGAAAGGGGCGATACCGCATGGCGTACAACCCGTACACGGGCCGCTGGGAGATGGACGGCGCGCAGCAGATCCAGCTGCAGCCCATGCCGCGGCCGCAGATGCCGCAAATGCCGCAGCAGCCGCCGAAGCTCGGCGTTCTGACTGTGGCCAGCGAGGCCAGCATCAACAACCTGCAGATGCAGCCGAACGACAACGCGCTTGCGCTGCATGAGACAGAGAATCTGCTGTACTACATCCGCACCGACAGCATGGCAGCAAAGACCATTGCACGGTTCCGGATCTTCCCGGAGCCGACGGAAGAGGAAAAGGCGGCGAACCAGCTGCAGGAGCAGCTGAGGCAGATCACAGACGGCCTGCAGAGCATGGCCGGAAAAATTGAGGAAATGGAGGGAAAACTCAATGCAAAATCCGATTATGGCCCTGATGGGCGGAAACGGCGGGGGAAGCAAACTGCTGAACGGCCTGCTGCAGACGGCGAAGACGACGCTGCAGGGGCAAAGCCCGCAGATGGTGCTTAGTTTCCTGGCTTCGCAGCCCGGCTTTGAGGCGTGGTTCGAGGCGAACAAAAACAAGACGGTCGGCGAGCTCGTCGGCCAGATCGGCAAGTGATACCGCGCGCAAGCGCCTATCAAAATTCATTCCACCCAGAAAGGAGGGAAAACCATGGATAAGGATTATGGCTTCGGCGGATGGGGCATTGTCATCCTGATCGCGCTGTTCTTCCTGCTCTTCGCGGGCAGAGGCTTCGGCGGAAACGGCAGCGGCGAGAGCGCACCGGCTACGCAGGCCGACGTGCAGCGCGCGACGGACTTTGCGGCCCTTGAACGCCAGAACAACGAGGGTGTCGCGGCAACGCGCCAGGGCGCGTATGACGTCACCAGCGCCGTCAAGGACAACGCCTACAACATCCTCGGCGAGCTGCGCGATCTGCAGTCAGTCACGGAGGCGGGCTTCTCCAGCCAGCAGAAATGCTGCTGCGAGATCCTGCGCGCGATCGACGGCGTTAACTACAACGCCAGCATCAACGCATGCGAGATCAAGACGGCGATCCACGCCGAGGGCGAGGCGACCCGGACGCTCCTGCAGCAGCAGGAGAACCAGCGTCTGCGCGATGAGCTTGCACAGAGCAGAGCCGCGAACAACGACTATATGCAGTCGCAGTACATCCTCGGCCAGCTGGGACGGTACTACCAGAACCCGCCCTGCAATCCGTGCGGCTGCGGCGGCTGACACGGGTACACCCTGATATAGCTATCCGGGGCATAATGCCCCTTGAAATAAAGCCAAAAGAAAGGAGCTTTAAAAATGGCTTGCAATAGCGGAAATGGAAACCGGGCGTATCAGAAATCCTGCGTCCGATATTTTAATAACTCGCCCCAGCTGCTCGCGGCTGACAGCGCAAACGTGCTGACGCTGGCCGGGGCAAAGGTCGTCAACTCCGGATCGTCCATCCAGGTCGAGCCGCAGAGCTATGATACGGTCAAGATCGGCCTGTACCATCTGGCCGCGGACGCGGTCATCGCGGCGACGGCCGCGGGCGTCCTGACCCTGCAGTGGTACATGGACGGCGTCGCACTGCCCTGCACACTCAAACGGATCACACTGCCGGCCTCTGGCAATGCGGAAATCCACACGGAGACGGACTTGGAACTCTCCGGGTGCTGCTGCTGCGTCAACCACACATTCACGCTCGTGGCGACAACCGACAGCACGGCGGCAGGCTCCGTGATCGAGCTCTGCACGGGCCTGCTGAAACTCGCGTGAGGTGCTGACATGGATGAGATTGCAGCGTACAAGAGCAAGCTGCACGAAGCGCTCAAAAAGGAGATGGCCGCGCCCATCTCCTGCAGAAGCGTCAGTAACTGCACAATGCTGATGGACGCGATCTGCGCAGCTGACAAGCTGAGCGATAAGCCGAGCACTTACGCACAACACTTCGAGCGCGAAGAGGCCATGCAGTGGGCGGACAGGATGCAGAACGCAGACGGATCGACCGGCCCGCATTGGACGATGGAGCAGACAACGGCCATTGCGGACAGCATGGGCATCCCAGAGCATGAAATCCCGCACTGGGCGTGGGGCGTGACCATGAACATGATGTACTCGGATTACTACCCCGTCGCGGTAGAATTCGGCCTCAACCGCCCGGAATTCTACGCAGCCCTCGCCAAAGCGTTTTTGCTCGACAAAGACGGCCCCGGCCCGGAGCGCAAGCTCATGAAATACTATGAGCATGTGGTAAAATAAAAAATTCCCTCTCCGGTCTGGAGAGGGAATTTTGCTTGCTTGCAATCAACATTTAAATGGTACGCATTCATGGGTGCCGATGCAGACTTTATCGAGGGTACAGTAATCCTCGCAGCCGCAGTGGTTGTTGCACTGGCTCACATGGCACTCGATGGCGTGGTTAGCCTTTTCGTTTGCAAAACTCATACAAAACATCCTCCTTTTTTAAGGTACGGACTTAGTATGCACGCAAGCGACCGTTTCATGCTGGAAAAATTTTTATCTGCGGCCTCCGCCGAAACCGCCTCGCCCTCCGCCAAAGCCTCCGCGGCTGCCGCCGCCGGGTCTGGGGCCTCCGCCAAATCCGCCGGGGCGCGGGCCGGGTCTGGGACCGGGCCCCGGACCAGGGCCGTGGTGATGATGATGGTTCGAGAACAACGAACCCAGGAACAGGCCCGACCAGAAGCCGCCGCCTCCGCCGCTCCCGCCGCCTCTGCGGCCGGAGCCGAAAATAGCCTTGATAATCCAGAAAATGATCAAAATCGTAAGAATTGTACCGATCATACTTTTCCTCCTGCCACGTCCGGTGTCCTGCGCGGGCGTATACTCCATATCCGCGGCACCGTTCAGACTGGTCTGACACCAGTTGTACAAATCTTTGTACATATCACTTGCCGCGTCGTCCGCATTGCTGTCCAGAATAGCGGAAAAGCCGTCCTGAAAAATCGACTCCAGCTTGCTATCGGTGTAATCCGCGACATACATACCCGTCGTCACATACCACTCGTCCGCGCTGGTATCGATGGCAAAGAGCATGTCATACTCGCTCAGCCCCATCGAATCAAATGCGCTGTTCGTATAGCTTTCCAGCGTCTTACCGCCGGTGCTGTCTGTCGTCAGAATGGCGATATGGCTGCCGGTTTTGTTATAGATCTTTGTGTTGTAGTCCTGAATCGCATTTTCGCCGCTGCGGGTAAACAGCCCTGCGTCGTCGCGGATATACTTGTCGGAGATCGTCTCGTCTCCTGCTGTGTTGGATGTCTGCTCTGCGGCCGGTGTCTGAGATGCAGTCTGTTCCTGCGCAGTTGTCTGGGCCATAGGTTCGGGCACCGGTTCGCTTTTCAGTGCCGGGGACAGCCCGATGAAGAGCGCTGCGGCGATCATCAATACCGTAAAGATGACCGCAACGCTCGTTTTTTGAAAGAATTTCAT